GAAATATGTGCCGCTGGTCGGCAGCGGCACATATTTCAGGGGCCATTCGACCACACCGTCCTGCTGCTCCAAGCCGGATGGGCGTTGGATCTGCGCAGCGGCCACCGCCAGCGTGCAACGCTTGCCCGCAGCCGTGCCATGGATCAGGCTGATGGCCTGTGTCGTCTGGGCGGCCGCGAGGCTGAACGGGTTGTAAGTCGCCAGCGCAACCGCCTCGATCGTCGCGTCGATCGTCTCCGAGCGGTCGGGAATGATGACGCTTTCCGACCGGATCAGGAACCGCGTCTTGACCTCGTTGCCTGCCATCAGGGCGAACTGGCGCAAGATCAGCGATACTGCGCCGACCGTGAAGGTCGGGGTGTTCGCGCTGGTTGCGACCTCCGGTGCCTGGGTCAGCTGGGTGCCGTAGGTCGGGGTCGGCAGGGTGACGGCAGCGGGCTGGCTGAACAGGCCGGTCATCTCGAACTCGAGGAACACGACGCCCTGCGCCGTGACCCGGTAGGTGAACGTCCCGCGCGCGCCCTTCAGGACATAGTTGGTGCCATCGCTGTTGAAGTAGATGGTGCAGCTTTCATGACCCGAAGACACCGGGTTGTAGGTCACGGACGTCGCCGCGACGATCGTTTCAGCCATCGCGCAGGCCCGCAACAAAACCGCACTGGCTGGGGGTGTCCCGGCGACACCTGATCCCTTCACCTCGACCTTGAACGAGATCTTGGAATAGAGCCCGGTCGGGATGGTCGGCCGCGCGCCCAGATAGGGGCGTTCATGGCCGCGCGTGACATCCTGCCCCTCCATCGGGGTCAGCTTCACATCCTCCGCCAGAATGGCGTTGGCAGCCCCGGTCGGCACGGAATCGGTGCCATAGGTGCCTTCGATTTTCACGAGCAGTGCTTGCAGCCGCCAGAACATGGATCAGCCCTCCTTTTGCGGGGTTGCGGCGGCCCGTTTGGCGGGTGCCTTGGACGCGGGCTCGACGGCTTCGCCGACGGACTCCGTCGTTGCATCTGCGTCTTCGGCTTGGGTCAGAGCGCCGTCTGGCTGTCGCAGATAGCTGCCACCAGTGGCGGGCAGCGGGTGATGAGTGTCGGTCATTGGGCAGCTCCCGTCAGAAATCGTGAGGTTTCCCATGTCTGGGCGTAAATGCTGACGCCGTTGCCCAAGCCCGAACTTTCGCCGCCCACCAGCGCCACGCTGTCGCTGCCGGGGGACGGCTGCCATCCGGCCAGCAACTGTTCGATCTCGTGCTTGCGCGCTTCAAAGCGGAGCGCACGGGCAGAGCCCTGCGGATCGCCGTGTTCACGGATCAGCAGGACCGTTACGAATTGAACCTGGACAAACTGACTGTGACCGCCGGTCGCGTTGCGCGCCGGGCGGGCACGTTCACGGTACGGCACGACAAAGACGGTTCCGTCATCTGCCGCGACGGCTTTGCCGACGATGCTTTCGACATCTTCGACCACCTGCACGGCGGTGAAGGTGCCATCGTCATGCAGCCGGTTGTAGACCAGGGCCAGCATCACCACCCCGTCAGTTTCGTCGAGCTGAACACCTGTGCGGGATGTTCGGCCAGATGCACACCGCCCGACCCTGCCGGAGTTTGCCCTGTTGCATCCGGCAACGTGATCCGACCGGCCGCCACATCCTTGAGGGCTGCAATCGCGTCGCGGTAGTCGGCCACGACGTGGTCGGGCGGTCCGTTGCGATGCAGCATGTGCCGGGCGATCGACACGGCCCAGGTGCGCACCAGACTTGGTGTCGCGACCAGCGGCAAATCGAACCTGGTCCGCAGGTAGCCGTTCACGGTGTTGTCGGCGTCTTGCAGCGCTGCCGCGATGACGGTGGCATCTGCCACACCATCACGGTCGCGATCCGCAATCTGGCGGATTTCGTCGTCACCGGCGCGGGCGATCAGATCGGCGAGAACGGCATAGGTCACTCGCCTGCGTCCTCCGGCAGAACGCTGCGACCGGGTCTGAAGACCGCCCTGTTCATCGCCATGAAGCCCTTCTCAATGTCGGTCCGGGCAATCGCCAGCCAGCGCTGGTCTGTCATTGATCGGCAGGCCAGCACGTCGAGCTGTCGCAAAACCCGCTCCTCCAGCGCTTTGTTGAGGTTGACGGCCTCCACCGCCGCATCGGTCTGCGGACGATAGCCAGAGACGGGCAGGCCGTTGTGGGTGGCATCCATGGTCATCGACTTTCAAAAGGGGGATGCGCGGGCCGACAGGGTGGTCGCCCCGCGCGAGGGGCTGATGTGTCAGCCCGTGGTCGCCTTTCTGGGGTTGGCTCCCTTGGCGATCTTGGGGGGTGCGGCGATCTCGGCCCGAAGATCGGCCACCTCTGCGACAAGGCGATCGCGTTCGGCGATCACCGGCCCGAGTGCGGCCGCGATGGCGGCGTCGACGTCGGCGTCCGCGATCCGCACTTCAGGGTCCAGACCGGTGTCTTCAGGTTTTGCCCCGGGCGCATCGAGGACGCCGGATGCCGCCAACTGATCGGCGATGTCGTCGTCGACCTCGCCTGACCAGCCCGGCATGCGCCAGTCAGCGCCGATCTTGGCCGGACCGCTCAGAATGATTTGCCGGGCCATCAGACCAGCCCTGCGTTCTGGAACAGGAACCCCCCTTCGGCCCCGACCACATACGGGCGGCGCTCGGTCTTGGTCGGGTAAATCCAGCTGTCGTTGGAATTTTCGTAGTACGGCTTCGAAACCTGCGGATAGCCCTTCAGCTCGTAGGTATAGGCGAAGGCCGGAACCTGATAGGTTTCGCCCTGGCGCGGAACGTAGGCCAGAACCGCGTCATCACCCCAGATGTCCGTCGCCATCGCCGTGTCGGCGGCCGTTTCGGGCAGAAACACCGCCTTGCCGACCTCGACACGTTCCAGATCGAAAAACGCCGCCAGCATCATCATCGTGATCGACTTGTCGGACGTGTACTTGAACTGCTCTTTCACCTTCTGGTGCCGCTTGAGCGCCTGCGCCGCCGTCGGCCCCAGCAGCAGGGTGTTGGGATAGCGCCCGATCGACCGGCGGATCGCCTCGCGACCGGCGTTGATGTCAGCCTCGGGATCCGAGGCCGCGTTGGTCCAGCGCGCCGTACCGGTCAGCGCGACGCGATGGTTGGCATCATAGGTGGCCGTTGCACGCACCAGCTGAGCGCATTCGTATTCCAGCCCCAGATCAATCGAGTCGATCACCATGTTGATCGCCGCCGCCGCGAGGTCGATCCCGGGAACCGACTCTGCCTCTTCCTGGTGTTCGACCGGCACGACACCTTCCAGCGCGTCCTGCACCAGCGAAATCGGGTCCGACGCGTAGCCATACTGGACCCGCTTCTTGTCGGCCCCCGGCGCGCGTTTGGTGTTCAGCATCCGGAAGCTTTCCTTGCCGAACCTGATCACACGCATGCCCCGGTTGGGCACCATGACGCGGGGGAACAGTACATCGGCCACGAAGTCGCTGTTGCGGTAACCGCGCGCATGGGTCGACAGGATCGGGTCGATGACAGCGGCGGTGCGGGTGTTGACGGGGGGCATGGGCGTGGCGCTCCTTAACGGATGAGAATTTCGACGAACTCGCCGTCGGCGGCGGCGTTCATGGCACTGGCGAACGCATTCACGCCTGCGCCGACGGTCTGCACGCCGCCTGCGGCTGCCGAAACGACGCGGGCACCAAGGGCTATCGCGCCGACCGCCTTTACGCGAACCGTCCCGATCGTCAGCACGGCGATCATGTCGCCCGCAACGGTCGAGGGGTGTTTGGCCACGCCCAGCACCACCGCATCAGCCGTGGTGATCTTGGCCCCGTTGAAGCCGACCAGATCGAAGGCTTCGAATAACCCGGTCGTCTTGACCGAGACGGACTGGATGTCCTGGAAATACTGCATGTCTGCTCCTGTCAGGATACGGCGCGAACCGCCGCAAGGTAGTCGGTGCCGGGATTGGCGCGCTGGTGGGCTTCCGCCTTGCGGTGCACTTCCAGTTGCTCGGGATCAACCGCTGCGCCGTCGGCTGCGAAAGCGGCGACGTGCTCGGCCCCGCCTGCCGGAAGATCCATCGCCCCGAAAAGCACCAAGGGCGGCTGTTCAACCAGGATCGCTCGCAGCGCGTCGCCGGCAGGAACGAGTGCCTCGCCTTCGGCAAAACTGACCGTGGCGTGACCCGGCAGCGCATCCAGAATCGCAATCAACCGTGCCTTCGAGGAAGGCAGCAGACGCCCGTCTGCCACCAGCCTCTCGGCAAAGTCGGCATTCCCGGTCCGCGCGATGGCGGCCTCGCGGGCAGCAATGCCTGCCTCGCGCAGATCGAGTGCCGCGTCACGGTCGGCAAAGGCCGGATCGGGGGGCGCAAGCGGCGCGGGCGAAGAAAGTTCAGCGGCGGCAGTGGACAGTGCGGAAAAGCCCGGACGATTGCGATCCAGCTCGACGCTGCCCAGCCATTCGATCCGCCATGCAGGAAGCGCCTTGTCGGCGTCATCCAGACCGAACTTCTCGATGAAGAAGTCGCGCAGCGACCGGAACAGACTCGAGGTTTCCTCGAACGCGGTTTCGGCAAAGGCGGCAGCAAACGTGACAGCCTCGGCATCCGGGATCGAAAACGCCACATTCTTAAGGCCCGGCACGCCCGGGGCCGCCCCGCCCAGAAATCCGACATGGCGCGGATACCAGGTGCCGGGGGCCGGGTTTGCCGCCGCGGTGGGCGGAAAGAAAGACAGGCTGACCTTTTTGTAGCGACCGGCCTTCACAGCTTCGGCAAAGGCGGGATCGATCTCGCCCACCTCGGCAAACAAGCGCTCTGCCACAGGGTCGTATTCAAGTCGCTCGACCCAGCCATAGGCGGGGGCATCGACCTCGGGGTGACCGACGACAATCGGGGCCGGGGCATTTTCCCGGTCATAGGCATCGGCGACGGCGCGCAGGTCTGCCGCCGAAAATGTCAGCGCCGCCCCCTTCATCGGGGTGAACGTGCCAGGACGGAAAACTTCGATGCGGGCGGTGACGGACATAGGCGGGGTCAATCCAGTTGGGCGGCTGGAGACACCATGCAGGCGCAAGATTGGCAGATAGACCGGACATCACGTCCGGTCAGAAAGGCTCGCGCGGGAAACGGCAGACCTGAACGGCTTTCCGCTGCACTCTGAGCGACGATGCCTGACGCCGCAAGCCTGCACCGCGTCGGACGGCGCGCAATTGGGTCATCCTGCGTTTCTAACGGGGTCTTAACGGGGGTCCGCGACGGCACTGCCATGGCAGGCGGGCAAAGACCGGTGATTGCCGCTGGCGGGCCGGAAATCCGATCACGCTGTTTCCTCGCCAAGCCAGTCTTCGGCGACGCGGACGATCTCGATCTCGTCCGCAGCCGACAGCCCCAGATAGGGCCGCGCAGGCATGACCACCTGGTGGGCAGGGATCGTCACGTCCGTGACATGGTTTGCCGAATCTCTGGAAACGAAGGGGCGATGGACGCGTCCCGTCTCGGGATCCTTGAACCGGTAGACCTTTGCCGGCCGCGCCGGTTTGTCGATCGTGCCGCCAAGCTGATGGATCGCCGCATACTCGACAGGCGAGCCGACCCGGACGCCGTCCGCCTCGACGCGGGCGCTCATGTTGCTGGCAAGGTGCTTGGTCGCATTCAGAATGGTAATCGGGGTGTGGCCCTTGCGCTGCCGCGCCCGGATCGTCGCCGCCTTCAAGGGTGCCCAGGGCGCGCCACCAGGTGCGGTCTGATCGTCAAAATTCCGCGGCACCGCAATGTCGACCAGATAGCTGCCGACCCGCTTGTAGAACCCGATCGGACGATCCATGCGGCCGACAAGTTCGGCCAGGCGCTGCCGCAGATCGGCATCCGACAGCTCGACGGTAAAGCTGATTCCGGTCATGCTGGAAACTCCGCTGGAAGCGTGGTATCATTGTGGTGTCGAAACGGCGAGGCGGTGTGTGCCCTCGTAGCCGTCAGATGCGGCGGCCAAAGCACCTTGGCCGTCATTTTCTTTTCCACAGCAGTTTTCCCAAGCGCTGGTTGTTGATGTAGCTGAAATCCGGCTTCGACCGGTTTCGGGGTGCAAAACCCGTGACCGCCTCCCAGAACTTGCGCCCGATCTCGAATGCCGCGAAAACGCCCGTATCGGGATCGACGCGAATGTACCGGCGTGACAGGGAAAGGTCGGCATAGCCCGGAAAGGCATCCAGTTCGCGGGATCGCACTGCCAGCCAGATTTCATCGGGATCGCGGATCGCCTCGGCGATGATGGCGGCATAGATATTGCGGTCGCGCTTCATGACCTTCAGATCACCCGACCGGTCGCGGAACAACTGGTCGCTGATCGCGATCTGTGCGCCTGCCGGGTCGGACCACAGCACGGCCCGCCCGATTTCCGCCCCGAACGGTTGCAGAAAAGCCTGCACGTAGGCCTCTGGCGACAGCCCCTCCGCAAGGCGCGCGGCAACAAACGGCCGCGCCCGCTTGACCAAGTCTGCGATCGGCTCGGCGCTGTCCACCGTGACCCGGCTGCCTTCGCCAGCAAACCGGCTTTCGGGATCGTCAAGAATTTCTGACGGAACCAAACCGCGTTCCCACAGATTGCCCGGTTGATAGTCCCAGCCCAACCCGATCCCCCGCGGCTGCATCACCATCTGGCCGGTCGCCTTGTCGATCACCGGCATCAGGGCATCTTTCGGCGCATCGTCGGGTCCGGTCTTGCCCATGGCCTTCAGGTCGCGGGCCGACAGGCTGCGGACGCCGCAACTGCACAGCCAGTCATTGGGCGGGTAGTGGATGTCCCACCACGGATCGTCCCATCGAAGGACAAGGTTGTTCCACGACAGGTGGATATGCCTTGGCACCTTGGGGTTGCGGCTTTCGCCGTGCTTGTATTGCCAGAACGGACGATACGCCACGACGTCAGGATCGCGCATCTGTTTCAGCCGTCCCGCCATGAAACTGGTGCGCATGTTGGTCTGGTAGATCGTGCGGATGCGCCAGTTCCGCTCGCCGCGGTAAGCCCAGCCGTACTTTTCCACCAGGCGGTCGAACTCCTTGGCAAAGGTCTCGACGGTCTGACCTTCTTCGGCAGCCCGCATGATGGCGACCTGAAATTCTTCACCCATGGCCATGTCGGTGACCCCGGCGACGACAAACTTGCGGTCATGATCACCGCGCTGGGTGTCCAGCCAGATTTTTGACGGGGCCACCCGTTTCTGACGCAGGAACTCCACCTGCTCACGGAACGACTGGCGCACCGCCTCGGCCGCAAAGCCGGTCGGGGGCAAATCTTCGCCGTCCAGGAAAACCGCTTCACGCCCCCAATAGGCGGCAAGCTCCATCGCTTCGCCCAATTGCGTCGCCAGCGCGACCGGCGACCACGTGGCGACCACGGCCAGCAGGTTGCGGCTTGCCTGATCCAGATCGGGCGCATCAAGGCAGCCGCGGATCGCCGCGATGCGCCTTTTCCAGTGATCGGCCGTCAACACCACCAGATCGTCGACGATCCGGTCTAGCGGTTCATCGACAGCGCCAAAACAGACCGGGCAGTCATCGCTGTGGCCTACAGTTTTTTTTTGAGCCCAGTGGCGAAAGCCGGTCCATTGGCGTCGCTGTCCGCTTCAACCGGCACCGACAGCCGGGACGGGCCCCCGAAGGCAAAGCGTGACGCGACAATGGCGTCGACCGCTCCATCAGACAAGCCGTCAAGCAGCCCCGAGGCCGCGATGATTTCCCGCGCGATGCCATCGTCGTCGATCTTCGCGGCCGTTGCCAGCACCTCGCGCAGCGCCTTGTCGCGCGCGCTGACTGCCGTTGCCTGCGATGCCTGCGTGTCGGCTGTTTCTTTCTGGTTCTCCGGCCGTGTCCGCCAGACATGCGGAACTGCGGCACCCGGCATGTTGTAATCGACAATCCATCGCAGCAGCTGCTGATGCAGGGTGTCCGACAACAGGTCGGAGTCACTGTCGACCAGCAGCTCCAGCATTTCGGCATGCACGTCGCCCAAGGCACGGCTGCCGGACTGGCCAACAGTCGACGTCAGGGTCTCGCCCGTCGTGCACAGCGAAATCTGCGTATCCCAGTAGGCAAGGAAATCCTGATAGGTCACGGCCCCCGACCGGGCGGCTTCCAGAAACTTGACGTCCGACCCGATCGGCAACGCCACGGCCGAGCTGGTCCGGATGGTGGCCAACGTGTTCACGAAACGCCGCTGTTCGTCGGTCAGCGTGCCGTAGGGCGTTGTGCCCACCACTGTCGGCCCTGCATACTTTTCCAGAAAATGCAGCCAGAACGTCACCGACTCGCGCTTGAAGAAAACCGGCCAGAACAAACGGTTGCCAAGGCCCAAACCATAGGGGTTCTCGCCTTTCACGCCGAACCGGTGAACAATGAACTTGCGGTCGGGCAGTTCCATGCCCATCCGCATGGTCGCAAAGGTCAGCAGGCGCGGCCGCCAGTCCGGACCAAAGGCAAACCGCCGCTGATCATGGCTCTTGACGTGCGACGGCACGATCCGCGACCCATCTCGGGTCCAGGCGATTTCCGAAACGGCAAAGCCTTTCAGCGTGGCATCAAGCAGATCTTCGCAAATGCGATCAAACGGCAGACTGTCCAAGACCTCCCTGACAAGATCAGCCGCTTCGACATCGCGGGGTCTCTCACTGGCCCCTTCGACCTGCCATTCGCGCGACAGCAGGACCTTCTTGCGCTTTTGCAGCATGGCAAAGGCATGGGTGTCACGCTCGATCTCGTCATAGATCTTCAGACCCTTGCCGCCGCCGCGGGCGATCAGCGTGTCATCGGCATGCTCCAGCAGACCCGAATAGAACGGGATGGTGATGTCGTTCGAGGCATTTGCGATCATGCCCCGGGCTTCACCCGGCAGGTTTTTGCGGGTGTCCGCGGCGAAACTGACGGGCTTCGGTAACTTTCTGCGGCTCATGACCTGTAGTCCCCATAACGGTCGGCACCGGAGGCCCCGGACGTCATCACCTCGCCGCCTGTGCCGTGGCCGCCACCTGAATAGAACAGGGCGTGCTGCCACAGCATGTCGAGGCAGTCCGGGCCGTCGTCATGATCGGCATTCGGCCATTGCTGCAACTGGTCGATCAGGGTGCGCTGTGTGGAATGCAGCCGGATCAGGCCCGCCGCGATGGGCGGCTGAAGCCGCTCGATCCGAAGGTTCTTGTCAGAGTTGGGGATCACCGGCACGGCAGAGAGGCCGACTCCTGCCTTTGCCGCCTCGACCATCAGGGACGTACGCAGAAACTCCTGAAACTGCACCGTTTCGACGAACCACAACAGCGCGCGATACTCGCGCTGCAAGGCGATGGTGTCGGCGATGATCATATCGGGCAGCCGCTTGCGGATCGACGCCTCGACCACATCCATCCGCCCGTTCATCCGGTCCATTCCGCCGATCAGGATGGCAGACGGATCGCGGCCCTTGCCCTTCTTTCCCAAAGACGGGTCAATGGCGCCGAAAAAGACCCAGTCGGTCTGACGCTGCACCCAGTAGGTCAGGTCGCCGAACGGATTGCCCTCGCTGATCGGTTTGTTCTGGTACTCGGTCTGAAACGCATCGTGCGAAGCGGCACGCTCGAACATCAGAAAGATCAGCGGCTGAACGCCGGGCCAGTTCACGACTGCGCCTGCATCCATCGCAGCCTTGCGTCCGGCATAGAATGCACGCGCTGCCGGATCGCCATCGTTCTGAAAGACTTCTTCGAACTGATCCCACAGCTCCATGTCATCGGGCCACTTCACGATCGCCTGAAACTCGGTCACATTCCAGACCGGCGATTTGGCGGCACGGACAAGAACGGCATCAAAGTGCAGCACTGTGCCGACCCAGATCACATGCATCGATCCGTCAGGCGGCCCGACCTTTAGCGCCGCGCGGTAAATCCAGTTCTGCAGTTTCTGACGCTGTTCGGGCGATCGCACCGCCTCGTCGTTTTCCAGATCGTCAAAGAACATCAGGTCAGGCCGATGCGGCCCGTGACGGCGTCCCCTGATTTTCTGCAGCGCACCCAGACCTTCGATGCGGATGTTGCCGCGCGTGACGATTTCGCCCTCGCGCCAGACCCGGCCAACGCCACAGGCGTCAGGAAAGTCGTTCTGCAAGCGCGGGTTGGTCGTCAGTTCCGCCTTGATGGCCTCGATCAGCAACGCCGCCTGGGCATAGACATCGCAGACCTCCAGACAGTACCGGGTCTTGCCGAGGACGATGCAGTAAAGCGCAAAGCCAAGGCTCATGTGGGTCGATTTTGACGACCCGCGCGGGGCGATGAACAGATCACGCACGCCCTTCGACGAGGCAAGGATTTCCGGCACGCGGGCAAAGATATGCTTGTGGAACAGACTGTGCTCGCCGCGCACATAATGTGGCAGGTAGGTTTCCATGAAGAACTGAAAGCCGTCTTTGGCGTTTGCCTTTTTGCGGCGCTCGGCCTTGGCCGCTGCATCGGGTGAAAACGCCTCGACGCTCAGTTCGATCCAGCGGGCAAAATCGCCCGCCATCTCGGCAAGCTTGTCCTTGAAGGCTGATTTGCTGATGATCGCCTTCAGCTGCGGCTTGCGGGTCATGACGTATAGAGCCCGGCGAGCCGCTCGCCGAAGGGCTCGATGATCTCCAGAATGGCAGCGGCATGCTGCGGGAAATACTGGCGCACGAAGTCCAGAAGGTGGCTCATCACGTCCTGCGCCACACCCAGTTCCGAGATTTTCGGGGCCAGCTTGCGGGCCGAGCTGGTCATCTTCGTCATCGCATCGGCCAGCGCCACCAGATGAGCAACCTTTTCAGCCGTCGTCAGGGTCGCGTCCTTGATCTCGTCCAGCAGCGATTGCGCCTGGATCATGAAATCTTCGACGACCGATGACACCACCGCCTCGATGCCCTCACCGGCGATGACGGATGCGGTGCGCGCCTTGTCCCAGTCGTCGCCTGCGTCTTTCGCCGCTTTCTTCCAGCGCCCGATCGTGGCCTCGCTGATGCCGTAAGCGACCGCGATGGTCGAAGCGGTCATCCGCCGATAGACATAGTCGCTGCGGACCTTGCGGCGGCGATCTTCAGGAGCCGACATGCAGGCCACCCTCGACGATGAATGCCATGATGCCGCCGATCACTGCGGTGATGATGATCCAGTTCACCCGGCTGATCGACACCTGAATACTGTCCAGCGATCCCTGGATGTGCTTGAACCGCTCGTCGGCCCGGTCGCCCTGGCGTTCAAGGTCGTTCACCCGCTTTTCGACGACGGCGAGCCGATCGTGGGCCGCCTCGATGCGGCTTTCATGGTGGGGGGCAAAATCACTCACGTCAGGGTCTTTCTTCTGGAATGCAGTGCGTCAGGCCGTCTTGCCGGTGCGGTGATCTTCCAGACGCGCCCGGCCCGACCGCCACGACTGCCACGCGATGAACAATCCCGCCAGAAGGATGACGCCGCCGCCGACCGCACCGTGATCGGCAAACAGCCGCTCGACTGCATCGGCCTGACCGGTGATCTCGGATACGGCACCGGTCAACTGGTCGATCATCGCCACCGCCCCACCGCCCCCCAGCAGTGTGCCTGCAACCGAATTCAGGATCGACGCCTTGGCGATCCGGCTGCCGCCACTTGCCAGACCAAGCAACGTCGCACGCCTCCGCTGCGGCGCAACCTTGCGGGGCTTGGCATCCGCCAGAACTTCGCGGCTCAAGGGGCCAAACATGCCATCCGCGATCAGGTGGTTGTCCGCCTGGAACGCCAGGACGGCAGCCTGCGTGCGCGGTCCGAAATCGCCGTCGATGGCCCCCGTGAAATAGTTCAGCCGCGCCAGCGACTGTTGGACGGACTTGACCAGATCGCCCTTGCTGCCCAGCCGCAGAACGGTCGATTTGCGCGACAGAACTTCCAGACCCGACTGCTTCAGGGTCGGCACGGCCAGAGTTCCCGCAGCAGCGCCAGACGCGGCTGCGGGCAGACGGCCGTCGGCATCAAGCCCCAGAACATCGCGGTAGACGAACACCGGGCAAGTCTTGGCAGACACCTCGCAGTGCCCGTGGAAGGTCAGTTTGCCGTCATAGGCGGCATTGATCTGATGGCACAGCTCGCGCAACGTCGTGAACTGCGCCTCGGCGAATTTCTCGACAGCCAGACCATGCAGGCAGATCGCGATGGTCCCGGTGTTGTTCTGCTCTTGCGCGGCCGGAACCTTCTCTGGGTCACGGCCCAACTCCAGCGTGCCGTCTCGGCGGATGAAGAAGTGATACCCGACGCCCGCCCAGCCGTTTTCACGGTGCCACTGTTCGATGGTCGCCACAGTGTCATGCGCCGGATTGTCCGAGGCCGAGCAATGCACGAACACGCGGGAAACCGGCCTTTCAGGTTTGTTGAAGGCATAGGACATCGGGCAGACCTCGACCAAAAGGTGAACGGTGATGATCGGGTTCTGACACGCGCGCCCGCAGCATGTTGACCGGACCTGATGTCCGGTCAGTCGAAAAGATCGGGCTGGCGCGTGCCTTTGTCCGCACGGTTTGCCGCCCGCCGCACATGCCGCGTCGAAATGCCCAGCATCCGGGCGATCTCGCGACGATCATGCCCCTTTGCCGCCAGGTCAAGCACCTCCGGGCGAACCGACCGGCGGGCGCGTCCGTGCGGAACATAGATCAGACTCCCCGACAGAAAGTCGCACAGCGCACGCCCGTCGGTTTCCCCAAGCGCCTTGATGATCGGGTGATCCGGCCCCGGCGCTTTGGGAAACTTCACCTCCTGCCCGCCAAAGGCCTGCATCAGCTTGACCGCCACGCCCACGCCAAGGGTTTCCGCCACGTCGATCAACGATGCGGGCAGACCTTCGATGCGGGCGGGCAGATGGCTCATGGCTGCACCCCGGCCTCGGGAACCTTGTGCGCGGCCAACCGCTTTTTGCGCAGAACCGCCTCGCTGCGGGCCTGCGCCACCATTTCGGCGCGGATCAGACCGGCCCGGTGTTCGGCCATGGTAATGGCGGGCCTGCTGCCAAGGGGGCGCTTTTTCAACCCCAGCCGCCGCGCGCTTTGGCACACCGTCAGCAGATGGCAGTCATACTGCGCGGCAATCTCGCGCCCCAGCACTCCGGCGTTCCACAGCGCCGTCAACTGATCGTCAGGGATCACCTCGCGCCTGCCTTTGGCCCGCGCGGGCAGGCCCAACTCCTTGGCCCGCCGCCACAGGTTCGACCGCGACAGGCCCACCTGTGCCGCCGCCGCCGCCGTGGTCAGCGACAGGTCCAGCCAGACGCGGCGGATTTCGGCATTCGGAATGCGCTTGTCCATCAGGCACCGGCCTTTTGACGGCCGCGCCGTTCCATGACCTTCAGCGCCTCGATGATCGGGGTGGCCTGCGCCTGGTCCAGCAGGTCGGGATCGACGGCCACCGATGCCTCGCCATGCGCCACGAAGCGCTTGCAGAACGCGCGCAGGGCGGGGCGCGAGGCGTCCTCGATGACGCCCAGCCGGTGGCAGGACTTCCACAACGCGTGGATCAGCCGGATGTAGGGTTTGGTTGATGCTGGCAACTGGCGGCCCCCGGCCTTGACCCGGAACCCCAGCCGCTTCAACTCGTCAACAACGTCCAGTTTCTGACGCTCGGTCATCGCCCGCAGCGATGCCACGCCGGTCACCCGCGCCAGCATCGCGCGGTAATCGTCCTCGTCCATCGCCAGTTGCGATTTGGCGATGTTGATGATCGCGGTGGTGTTCATGCGGCCCTCCCTGCGAAGGGCCGCAGGATTTTTGACGCCGCGTCAGGCGGCGGTCTTGACCCGCAGACCGGCCTGCGCGGCCTCGAACTGGCGGCGCACGATGTCCAGAAGGCAGCACAGCTCTTCGGGATCGACCAGGTGCAGGTCGCGGCGATCCGGGCCGGACGCGTGCAGCAGCAGCGACGAGATGGCAGAAAGGGCGGCGATGCCCTCCCACAGTTGGAAGCTGGGGTCGTCAGGCATCCGACGATTCCGATAGATTGACGCAGGTTCCCTCGATTAGAACCGATCCAGCGGCCGTGCCTTCCAATGCGCCTGTCGGTGTGCCCGGCGGCAAACAGTCGATACAGTCCGCCTCGAACAGTTCCATCAAAGCTGTCGCAACTTTCGCTTTCGTGGAACCCACCGTTCGCACAAGTTGCTCGAAATTGCCTTCCCAACCGCGAGAGATGTAGACAAACGCAGCCCACCGGGCACGCGAACGCGGCATCAAAGCTAAGGCAATCTCCATCCTCCTGATGTCCCATTCCCTCATCATCCGTCAGCCCTCCCCGAACAGCGACGGCTGATCCAGCATGCGCTGCTGGCTGGGCATCAGTGGCACAAGGCCAATCCGGCGACAGAGCTTCTGGTGCTGACGCGCGCGATAGACCGACCAGTTGACCAGCGGAGCGGTGCGCGATGCGGCGAGGCCCACTCGCATCAGCCGGGTTGCTGCGAAGGTCTGCGGTTCGGCCAAAACCTTGGCTCGTTCCGCCCGAACTTCCTCGGGCGACATCATCGACAGGACGTAAGGTGGCAGCGGCAACTTCTCGAAATCTTCCGCCTCCATCATGCCCGGCAGGTTCAGCATCTGACCAAGCTGGCGTTCGATCGCGTCGAGCATGCTGCGCTTCATCTCGATCACCAACGGACGCTTTGCTTCGGGAACACGGTCCGTAGTAACCATCAGGACGAACGCGCCAAAGAAGGGCAACGTCAGAGTCAGCGTTTCCTGCGCCCCACCGCCCGAAGGTGTTGTCATCATGACAACTCCTTCCCTCAGGTCCGTGGTCATGATCTTGCGATACTGAGAGGGCCAGTTGAGGGCCAGGTGATCGGTCAGATGCCTTGGCACGAGATGCCATTTGCCGTTCGCACGATAGGCAAGGGCCTGCCAATCGTGAAAGAAAACCGGAAAGGTTTGCATTTAGTTCTCCATCGGTTACGGAAGCCGAAACGGCTCCGGGTGTTGAACAGACTGCCGATGGACAATCCCCTGCGCCTTTAGGCCGAAGCCTTGGACATAGCGCGTTGCTGCTTTCGCAGCTTCCCTCACCGCTCACGCGGATCGGAGGCACCCGGATGATGATCGTCTTTTGTAAGACGCCATGTCGGAGCGTAGCCGCCATCGGTAATCTGATCGGTGCGCTGTTCAAGGCACATCCGAACGGCACCAAGATGCGGCGGTTCGCCGAATTTGTCAAATGGCCCTTTTCGCTGGCCGGAGAACGGGGTGATTCGCCCTGCTCGATCCGGCCAGCCATAAGGGTTTTCACGATGTCAAAGAGCGCGCCGCGGGCCTTCCCCCGGTCCGCCATTATCCCAGACCCATGCAGGGTCTGGCAAACGTTAGGTTTTTGGGCCGCCGCCGCATCAAATCCGCAAATGCCCCAAGACTCCGGGCAAATGCGGTTGCTACGGTCCCGGGATGGCATCACGGGAAAGGGCCAAAGCATGGAACTGGTTGAGATCATTGTTGGCAACTTGCATTTTCCTCGAACAGAGGCGGGGGCGGAGGGTTGGGTGAACGGCGAGGTGACGTTCGAGTTTGTGGGCGCAGACCCAAGCAAAGGCGGCTCGACGATCACCGTTCAGACGGGCGTCTCTAGCGACCTCGACACCGATCCTGTGGGGGATTTGCGAGTTCGTCTTGTAGCCGAAGCACTGCATCTTCTAAGGCACGCAGCCGTTCTTCCACCTGATCAGGTGTCACAGGTGATGGCGGCGAGCCTTCGACCACGGCCGAAATTCGAGTTTGTTTTTCCACGTCCGGTTCCTTCTTCACAAGAATAGGGGGGTGATCAGTCACGGCTGCACCGCGCGCAGGTGTCGATGTGGCTCAGCGACCGGGTGAACGGCGTGGCGCACAGGCTGCACGGCACTTGCCCCTCTTCCGCAAGGTGCTTTTGCAGCTTTTGCCGATAGGCTGCCCAGATCGCGCGCAACTGATACGTTGTCAGCCCGAAATCCGGGGCGACCAGGGCGATCTTCTCGCCATTGGTCAGGCGGGCAAAGGCGGCAGTGGTCTGTTCCTCGGTCAGCTTGGGCGACGGCGCCTTGACCAGTGCCATCGGTGGCTGCGTGATAACCGCAGGCAGGTTGGCCTGCGGGCGCGGCTGCGGGGCCGGGGGGGGGGCGACCTCGAAAGCAACGACGGGGCGTTCCATCGGCTCGACGAGGATCATCTCCTCGGCCGCGCGCGCCTCGGCCGCGG